ATCACCCCCGACGCTTACCCCCATGAGTAGTTTCCGCCACCTCGACGGCATGGTCGCCCTGCTCTCCGAGGTCTATGAAATCAACGAGCGCATCATGACCGGGGACATCTGCTCCGCCAAGTCGGCCATCGCCTCGAGCCGCATGAAGAAACTCCTGCACCACTACCACGAGGCCCTCCACGAGGACGGCGCCGTGAAGGTCTCGCTCCAGTCTTACGCCGCCGCCGGTGGCTGGGTCGGCATCACCTACTCCTATGAGCTCGACGGCTTCGAGGTCGCCGGATCACAAGTCCCCCGCCGCGTATGACCCTCAACCAACGCTTCTCCGTCGTCGCCCTGCTGCTCCTCGGGCTCAACGCCCAAGCCAAGACCGACGCCGCCTTCCTCGAGGCCGTCGCCATGGTCGAGTCCGGCCAGAACCGCAAGGCCATCGGCAAGGCCGGTGAGCGGGGAATGTATCAGGTCGGCAAGGCCGCTTGGGACGACGCCTCCGCCCGCCTCAAGGCCGAGGGCCACTACGCCTTCCCCTGGTCGAAGTGGCGAGACGCTACGGCGCAGGACATGGTGGCCGCCTCGCACCTCCGCTGGATCAGGGCGAACTTCCACCGCCTCGGCATGACCGACCCGACCCCCGAACAGATGGCCGTGGTCTGGAACCTAGGCTGGACCGCCGCCCGCTCCCAAGGCTTCCGGGCAAACGGCTACGCTTTCCGCGTCGGGAATCTTTTCCGCTCGCAGGCAAAAACACGTTAAGGCCATGTATCACCAATCGTTAATGGAACTTGCAAGCGAAGCACCATACACTTGCCCGCTTTTTGAAATCGACCCTTCCAAGATTTGGGTCGAGCAGGTTGATTCCGCCAAGTTGGCTTTCTATCAAAAGCAGATGAGCAAGGCAGTCTGGCGTCCAGCACCGGGTCGCAAACTTGGTTTCTTAGTCAAGCATGGTGAAACACTCATCGGCCTTATATTCCTCGCCTCTCCAGTCATCAACCTGACGGAGAGAGACAAGCGATTGAATATGCCAAAAGACCCCAAGGAAAAGGGCAAGGCGTTGCGATCCGTCATGGACATCAGCGTATGCGTTTCAGCGCAGCCAATCGGATGGCATTATAATTTAGGAAAACTCTGTGCCATGATTGCCCCGACGCTAGGCGACTTTTTTGAACGCCGATATAACGAGAAACTAGAACATCTTGTTACCACATCCCTCTGGGGGCGTGGAACACAATACAACCGGGTGTTTGAGTTCTTGGGCTATACCAAAGGCCACGGACACGAGCACATCTCAGACGAGAAGTATAACGCCATGATGCAGTGGCTTAGGGACAACGGCCACGAAGTTCCGTCCTGCAAGTTCGGGGCTGGCAGCAACCCCAGGATGAGACGCATCTCGGCCTATCGTAAGGCTAGTGGCGATAAAACCGTGACGCTTGTTCATGGGAACAAGAGGGGCATCTATTATCACGAAGCCGTAGATCCGAAGGAACGTATGGCCGTCATCATAAACTGGCATAAGCGATGGGGCCTGAATAGATATCTGCGAACAAAGGACACTCAGGCTCCATACCAAAACGGACTTGCCTCTAAAGATGAGTCTTAATCTTTTCCGCTTGTCCTTAGCCAAGCCGCGTTAAAGGGTCTTGCCGTGGCTCATCTCATCGTGGCAATCGACCCTGGCGTAAACGGCGGCATCGTCTGGTCGGCAGACGGAGACCCTGTCGAGTGCGCTAAGATGCCCGGCTCCGACGTGGAGGTCTGCCAACTGCTCGCCGATCTCAGCTGCAAGGCCAAGGACGTCTCGCTCTACCTTGAGGAACCTCCGCTCTTCGCGGGCAAGAACATCCCCGGCTCCGCCATCGGCAAACTGATGTGGAACACCGGCGTCCTCTACGGCGCCGCCGTCGCCATGGGCTGGAAGATTCACCGCATCCGTCCCGCCATCTGGCAGAAGACGCACACCTGTGGCACGAAGGGCGACCTGACTACCACCCAGTGGAAGAACAAGCTGAAGGCCCGGGCCGCAGAACTCTACCCCACCGTCGACGTCACCCTCTGGAACGCCGACGCCCTGCTCATCTTCGACTCCGCCACGCGCGGCGTCATCAACTAATTTCCCCATGAAGAAAGACTCCAAACTTCCGACCGAATACCGCATCATCGCGGACTCGTCATACATCGTATTACCTGATCAGAAGGTCGCCCGCCTCCTGACCCCGACCGTCCGCAACGGCGTGACCTATTACAACCTCTTCGTCCCCGATTACACGCGGATGTCCCTCGCCGACATCGAGGCCACCATCAAGGCCGGCGAAGTCACCAAGGCCGACGCCACCGCCAAATAATTCCCACCATGAGCAAACAGCCCACACCGACCACCGCAACCGCCTCCCTCGTCCAAGCGCTCGCCGCCCTGGACAACGTGAAGGCGAACAAGATGAACCCTGCATTTAAGGCACGTTATGTGTCCCTCGACGCGCTGCTCGACGCCATCAAGCCGGTGCTGCTCGACCACGACCTCGCTCTGATCCAGACGCTCGTCAGCCAGGAGGGCAAGGTCGGCGTCTCCACCGCCTTCCTGCACAGCTCCGGCGAACGCTTTGAGTTCGGCACCCTGCTCGTCAAGGCCGAGGGACTGACCGCCCAGCAGATCGGCGGGGCCATCACCTACATCCGCCGCCAGTCCATCCAGACCGCCTGCGGCATCTCGGTCGACCTCGACGATGACGGCGCCACTGCATCCTTCAAGTCTCAGGTCGCCGCTACAGCGACTAACTTCAATCTCCCCCCTCGCCCCCTTACCAAATGAGCAAGCCTGACTTCGACCCCTTCGACCCGGTGAACGCCGCCATGCGTCACCTCCACAACCAGAACCTCGCGTCGGCTGCCGAAGCCCGCGCCGAGGCTCAGGCCAAGACCATCTCCGAGATGCGCTACGCTGGCAACGAACTCGCCCGCGTGCTCGACGACATCATGCAGTCTGAGCTCTGCCAGTTCGACGCCATCTCGAAGGCCTGCTGCATCGCCACCATCGCCAAGTGGAACCGCGCCAAGACCGGGCAACTCTGATGGCTGACGTCCCCAAGGGAATCGAACGGATCGCGGCCACCGTGCCGAAGCAGTACGCCCTGCTGCTGTTCCTGGACGGCTTTCCCTACGTCGAGTTCACGGCCCGCAAGCACGCCGACTTCCTGACCGACCTCAACGCGTGGAAGCGCAAGACCTACCCGTCCCTGTCCCGCTCCAACGTCCGCTTCTTTACGCTTGCCCCTAATGGGGAGATAAAGGAACTTACCTTCACGCCCGTCCGCTCATGACCAACCGCGAAAACATCAAGCGCCTAGTCGAGAACATCACGGGCTCGCTCGCCACCGTCCAGCACATCGCCGGACGTTATGAACAGCACGACGCCGACATCATCACGCTCTCCGACCTGAACCGCTCGGCCATCACCGAACTACAGGTCTTCACGGATCACATCGAGACCGCCGACGAAGCCGCCCAGGTCAAGCCGCTCCATGACCGCGTCCACGTCCTCGTCGTCCAGCTGCGCGTCCTGCGGAATACCCTCGAGGCCATGGAGAACGCCGCCGAGTCCGCCCTTGAAGACGTGCGCCGCATCTCCGCCAGCGTCGAAGAAGCCAGCCCCGAAGATGACAGCCTGTGAACTCTGCAAGGGTGCCTGCTGTGAGAGCATCCTCTTGCCCATCGACGCGTCTCCGACCACGACCGAGTTCTACGCCGCCCGCGGCGAGGTCTTCATGATCGTCGGACGCACCTTCGCCGAACTGCCTTCCCGATGCCCACACCTCTCCGGCTCCGGCAAGTGCAAGACCTACGCCAACCGCCCGGTCGCCTGCTCCCGCTTCGCCGTGGGCTCGACCATGTGCGTGACCGCCATCCAGCGCCGTCGCCCCGATCAGGCCGACGCCATCATGGCCCTCCTTTGACCTTTCCCACCAACACCCAATAACACACCCATGCCCGACCTCATCACCGAACGCGTCATCTATGACGGCATCCAAGCGCTCAACCAATCCGGCGCGAAGGAACTGCTTAAGTCCCCCGCCCACTACCAGGCGTATCTCGCCCGCACCCGCGAGGACTCCAAGGCCCTCCGCGTCGGCACCGCCGTCCACAAGCTCGCCCTCGAAGGGCTGGACGCTTACAACGCCACGCACGCCATCGCCCCGGACGTGGACAAGCGCACGAAGGAAGGCAAGGCCGAGTGGGCCGAGTTCGTCACCGCCAACGAAGGCAAGGCCATCCTGACCGCCGAAGAAGGCGCCCTCGTCGACGCCGTGGCCAACTCCGCTGCGGCCTGCATGAAGCAGAATGGCATCGTCCTGACGAAGACCGAGGTCATGTTCACCGCCTTCCTCGGCGATACTCTGGTCAAGTGCGCCATCGACGGCATCTCCGACGACGGCTACATCTACGACTTGAAAACGTGTGAGGACGCCAGCCCCCACGGCTTCCTTCAGGCCGTCCGCAAATACAAGTATGCCCTCCAGGCTTACTTCTACCGCCACGCCGTCGAGTCCGCCTATAAGTGCCGCGTCCTTGGCTTCCGCTTCATCGCCGTCGAGAAGGAGCCGCCCTACGCCCACGCGGTCTACGAGCTGGGGCCGGAACTGATGACCGGGGCCGCCTTCGACTTCGAGCGCGCGCTGACCCTGTATAAGGACTGCACCGCCTCGGGTAACTGGCCCGGATACCAGACCGAGATCACCACCATCGACATCGCCGCCAAGCCCAGCGCCGCGACTAATATCAACTTCGCCTAATACCATGAACATTAATAACCCGAACGATCGTCCTCCGCTGACCTCTATCAGCACCAATGGCAGCTACATGCTCAAATTGATTAAGCCTAAGTTTGAGAAAATTAAGGTCTGGGAAGACGGCACTGTGTCCGCCCGCCTGTTCTTCGTCGACGACAAGGGCTTCTGCCTCTCCAAGAACTTCTCCAGCAAGTACGGCAAGTCCCTCGCCATGCTCGTCGGCAAGTTCTCCGGTAAGTACACCAAGGAAATCAGGCTCGACGCGACCCCTGCGGAGTATCTGGAGTACATCAGCCCCGCTTGTGGCCAGACCACTATCGTCGGCGTTGAGTGCGAGCCCAATGGAGAGTTTAACGGCAAGCCTCAGTATAAATACAAGATGCACTTCAGTAAGGGCTCTCAGAAGCCGGTGATTAACGACGTCGACATCAGCGACGCGCCTCCCTTCTAATCCCGTGACCGAAGCACCCACGCCCATGGCCGCCCCGACGCTCGTCCTGATCGCAGGCTACGCCAGGGCCGGGAAGGATACCCTCGCCTCCGGCATCCTCGAGTGGTCCCAGCGTCCCGCCGAGCATATCAACTTCGCCGACGCCCTCAAGGAGGCCGCAAACCACTACATGGATTACCTCGGCCTTGACGGCAACTTCTTCAAGGAAGACTTCAAGGTCGATAACCGTGACTTCCTCGTGCACGCGGGCAAGTTCGCACGGCGCATGGATAAGGACGTCTTCGCCCGCCACTTCGCCAACTGGTGCCCGGTCATGAAGCACCACGACCAACCCTCCCCTGAGACGGTCGTCTGCTCCGACTGGCGCTACGTCAACGAGCTGCGCGTCTGCCAGGACATCCTCTGGGAGAAGGGCTGGAAGGTCCGCACGATCTACGTCGCCACCGCTGGCGTCGGGCCGGCCAACGACGAAGAGCTTGACAGCATCGCCGAGATACGTGCGTCCCACCTTTTCGACCAGGAGTATATCTTCAGGCCGTCCTC